TAATTGGTTACACTAGAGATAAAAACGGAGAAGTAAGTAGTAGACATTTAAAAGATGAAGCAAATACTTTACACTCTGCTACAGGAAGTGGAGGTAATACAGATCAATTTGTATATAATAAACAAATAAGAAGATTAACTCCACTTGAAACTTGGAGATTGCAAGGATTTACTGATAAGGAGTTTTGGAAGGCTCAAAAAGTAAACTCAGATACACAGCTTTATAAACAAGCAGGAAACACTATAACAGTTAATGTTATGGTAGAACTATTTAAGAAAATTTACCTAAAATAACCAAACTACTATGCCCGACCAAATTACACTTAAAGCGATTAATTTATTGCGAGAAGCCGACCCGAATTTAGACGAGATGAATAGTCTCGATAAGTTTATAGCACATCAAAACGAGGTGATTAAGATGTACAAACAATTCGAAGGACACCCACAAGCTGATAAGTTAAAGCCTAGATTAAAGGTGTTCGAGGAAAGTGCGTTAGCATTTACTTGGGTACACACACAAATGTTGGCTTATAAAAGAGAAAAACTTTTAGCCAATGCCAATGAAATGGAGATGGCTAATGCTGTTATAGAACTCAAGCAAGAGTTAGATATATTAAGTAAATTAAATAAAAAAT